CACGTCCGCGCCGCTGGAGAGCGTGCCCTCCGCGGAGCTGATACCGGGCTTACCCGCATAGCAGGCGAAGCGGAACGCATCCAGCTCCGGAACGACCTTTGTGCGGATAAACTCCGCGGCCAGGCGACCGAAGGCGAGGCCCGCGGTCTCGGCGTTATCCATGGTGTCCACGGTGAACATGCGGCCGCGGTCAAAATTGCACTGTACGGTCCGGTTCTTCATCGTGACGTCGCCGTCCACGTAGCCGCCATTGCGGTCGTAATCGGCCAGGCCATCCATCTCCAGCATGGGGATGATGAGCTCGTTGGCGTTGGCGCCCTGGCGTGCGAGTTCCGGCGCGCCGTCCAGGTCAGACGTGCAGGACGCCAACCTATACACTTCGTCCAGCATGGGGACGTAGGCATTTGCAAGTTCAATAAGGTTCGGCATTGTTTTTTCCTCTCTTTCTCAAGGTTATTTCTTCTCTTCCACAGGCAGGCCCATGGCCGCGCGCATGGCAGCGCTACCGTCCGTGAAGGACGCAGAGCCCGTGCCGCCGGCATAGGGAGGCGGAGGCGGCGCCTGGTCCTCGAATGCGTAGGCGCTGTTTTTGGTCAGGTCGTCAAACAGGGCCTTTGCGTCCTCTTCCCGGTTTTGGCTCTTGCGCAAAGCGTCGATCCGCTCCGTACCCGCCAGCGTCCGGATCACCGCAGCATCGCGGCCGTGGTTCTGCGATACGAGGCCATCGAACCAGGTATCGAACTTATACGCCTCCAGCTGCGCGGCAGCGTCTTTTTCCGCCTGCTCGGCTTTGGCTTTGTAGTCCGCGGCCTCTTTGCGCACGGATTCGATATCCTTATCCGCAGCCTGCAGGCCCTCGATGGTCTTGTTGGCTTCCGCCAGCTGGGCCTTCGCGTTCTTCAGCTCCGTGGATTTGGCCTCAAAATCAGCTTTCGCCGTGAAGCGTTTGCCGATCTCTGTGGCGACGGTCTTGTCGATGTCCTCGGTATATGTGTCCCCGAGGATGGTTTTCAGCCAGTCAAACGTCATGTCTTTTTGCTCCTTTCCGATGATGGGTGGATAGTCGGTCAGCCGCTGTCCTTTTTATCCGGCCAGTCCCGGTACTGCGGCGCCCCTTTTGTTGTCCGCTGGGCAGGCGGTAAAAGCTATTTAAAAATGCCCTTAAAACACCGGTTACCGGTGCTTTAAAGGGCATTGTAAAAGGGACCCTCGGATGGGTCCCTCTATACCATATTTAAGAAGTTATTGTTTGAAGCCGTGTTTGCGGCGCACGCGGTGGATATCCGCAAACATCTGGCGGGTGAGCGCATTGTACTCATCCGCACCCGGCCTATCGTCCAGACCGCGCGGCGACGGGTCGTCCTTGTATTTTTTATCCAGCTCGGCAAACCTCTGATCGTAGATCTCGCGCATCTCCCGCATTTCACGGCGGAATGCTTCAAGGTCCTTCGGGACATTTTCCACAGCGGTCACTCCTTCCTGCGGCGGATATATCGAAATTTGTATTTTTCAGCCAGCTGCTGCATCACAAGATCATAGCCTTCAACATCGACGTCGAAGTCTGGACCTTCATGCTCAAACCCGATTTGACGTAACAGGCTATCAAACTCTGCCGCAGCATCTTCCGGCGCTACAGTGTCCGGCGTGCGCTCGATACTATACTCATAAATATCGTCCGACGCCTGCTGATATTGTACACCGTAGCGGAAGAAGAAATCAACATCATCCGCGCTGAAGCTGTAGTATGTCTCTTTCGGCGGGTGGTTGTGGTACGAATACGACCCCTGCAGGGAAACGCCCTGCTGCAGCTGGATGTTTTCCGGGTGTACCCGGCGTTTGCCTCCCACCGTATGCCAGACCGTTCCGTCCGTCGTGATGGAAACGTCTTCCTCATGGTCCAACGGCTCCAGATCCTGCCGCCATTTTGCAAGGGTGGATGAGACCTGCTCACGATTGGAAAAGTCCACATGTCCAGCGCGCATTGGAGCGCCGTCTGTATCTGTTCTGCCCGTTTTACCGGATGCACGGCCGCGCAGTCCCAGCTTTCTGGCCGCCCATGCGGCCTTGCTGGCCTCGCTGCGCCCGAAGGTCGCCACCATGGTCCGCCAGTTCTCTGGCTCCTGCCCGGTCTCACGGCAAAAACGCTCGTATTCCCGCCGCTGGTTCTGCAGCCGGATCTGGCGTTCCTTCAGCAGCTGGTCATCGCCCTCGGCTGCGAGGATGTCGTATTTTGTCTGGCTGATCAGGCTCTCCAGCTGGCGCTTGCGGTCCCTGGCCTCGCTCAGCGTGTAGTGCTGCCCATTGTACCAGACGCCCTTTTCATTGTCATCCAGATACTTCTGCAGCTGCTCATCGCTGTATGCGCGCGGGCTGACGCCCAGCCGGACGGGATACACAAGATGACGGCAGTTCCACCAGCCGAACTTTCGGGCCAGGCTGTTGTTGATGCGGTCGTATTCCTCTTTCGAATATTGGCGGCCCTGGTAAGGCGCGTGGTCGGGAGCCGGGGCGGGATGCGCGCTGATCTCCCAGCCGTCCGCACCGGTGGCGTCGTAGTTCATCCGGTTGACTGCGTTGAACATCTCGCCCATGCGGTTTGTGATGTAGCTGCGCACCGCGTATTCAAGGCGGTAGCTCCGCCCATCCTTGCCGGGAATGACGCGCAGGCCCCGTTCCAGCAGCTTTTTGGTAGCTTCCCGGACCGCGGTCTGAAAGTCATATGTGCCCGTGGCGGTCTGCATCCACGCAAAATCCATGATCTTGCCATAGGCTTCTTTCACCGTGTACAGCTTGCCGTCCGGTCCAGGCGCCCACAGCCCCTCATAGTCTGCGGCAGCTGCTTTTTTCGATACCGTGCCGTAGGCTTCCACCAGCTGGCGCAGCTCCGCGTTTTCCTCGAACCGGACCGTTTCGTCCCGCAGCTCCTCGAACAGCATGTCGATGGCAGCGTCCGAAATTTTCAGCTGCTCGGCAAGCGCCGCCTTGATGGCCTTTTCTGCGAGGCCAAGCTGCTCGGTCCGGTAGATCTGGTATTCCGCCGTGGACGTGATGCCGCCGGCGCCGCGCACACGCCGCACAATGTCCCGCAGCAGTGTCTCCCAAATCGGCTCCGCTATCGCGGCGGCTCTCTTGCGCAGTTCCTCAAGTCTTTCATCGTCATACATTTAGCGCAGCCTTTCTACTTCGCTCATCGGTTCGACGTTGGCGTCCGGCATGTACTTCGCGCGGATCTTCGCCCAGTCTTCCTCGTTCTCACACGGCATATCGTACCGGTGGCCGAGCGCGATCTCCGGCCGCAGATATCCCATGCGTACCAGCTCACATTCCTGCTGCCATTCCTTATCCGGATCGTACAGCACGCCGTTGCCCCAGGTAATTGCCAGCTGCTCCGTTACATCCCAGGCGCTCTGGTCACAGTACCGGTACATCTGTCCGAGGATATCACAGATGCGCAGATACTCCCGCACACCGTCGAACCAGACGCTCTGCAGGTCCTGCAGGCTGAGGTTGTAGTCTCCGGCCGTGCTGGCGATCTCAAACGCTGTTTTTTCCACCTCCTGAGCGTCGCTCAGCAGGCCGCGCTTGAGCCCGATCAGATTCTCGATGGTCCGCAGATATTCCTGCGTCCGGGCTTCGTATGCCTCCTGTCGCAAATCCGGGCTGAACACTGTGAGCCCGGCGCGCTGCTGGTCGTTGGTGAATGCCGGTCCGATGTTCTCGAACACGCTGTCCTCAAGCCGCCGTTTACCATCGGGGCCGCTGCGCAGCATCTCACCTGGCGCCACGATCCGGTGGCGGCCAAGCTCGAACTCCTTGCCGTGCAGGTATTCCATGTGGTCTATGTTTTTGATGACCTGCATGGCCGGCTCGTAAATGCTCACGGCGTCCGCGCTGCCGTCCACACAGTTCACCAGCGGTACGCGCAGCACTGCGAGTCCCAGCCCGCCCACAGGGCGGGGATAGGTATACCGGTCCGGCAGCGCTTCGTACTGTGCCAGGCGCGTAAGCGGCACGCGGGTCCCGAGCGAATGGCGGTCAGATGCTTCAAACAGCTTGTTCTC